GGGACCCAGTAAGGATATGTGAATAAATCACATGAGGTTGAGAACTCTGGTTCTTCTGTAGTAAGCATTCAAGTTTGCGTTGAGAGCACCAGCACCCTTGACAGTACCTTGTGCAAATGGGTTTGCAACCATGCCATAACGAGTCTTGAATCCAATTTTTGGTTGGAAGGTGTCCTGACCGATGGAGCGGACCATCTGGAGAGGAACATATGGGCAATAGAAGAGACCTGCGTCATAAGCGGATGAACCCTTATAACCCATGACATAGAAGTGGTCATCTGCAACGTTAGCGGAATAAGGATCAACATAGACCTTGATTCTACCGTTGAGTGTACCAACGAGGGTTGAGTCGGTATCATCAACACCAGCAAGACCAGCGTTACCACCGAGAGCAGGAGTGTACTCAAGTACACCAGCCATACCTAGAGCACTTGCAACGTCAGCAGAGCAGACGATGAAGTTACCCTTCCCTCTACGAGTCTCATGACCGATTGCGTTTGCATCTCTTTCGATCTGATAGATAAGACCCTTGAACTTCTCAGCCATCCAACGGCCGTTTGAATCAACGTCTAGGTCGAAAGTACCAGGGTTAGCAACGTTGTTCTGAGCACCAGGCTTAGCGGTTACGTAGATAGTACGTACAACTTCACGGTTGATTTCAGCAAGAACTTCTGCAGAAAGGATGTTTGCGAGTTCTGCTTCAGCGTCAAGACCATGGATCGCCTTGAGGTCTTGTGCGAGTTCTAAGGTGTACTCAGCTTTTAGAGCGCGACCTTTTGCTTCAACAGCAACTTTCTCGATGTTGAATGACATCTCGCGGAACTCGTTACCAGCAGTACCGAGTGCTTCCTGAGCAGCGGTTCCCATACCACCAACTGCAGCATAAGTACCAGCAGCGTTTAGAACACCAGGATTGGTTGCAGTCTCACCAGCAGCAGCCGCATAAGCACCGTCACCAGCAGAGTAACCAGTAGGAACTTCGTTGAAGAAGGTCTCAGTACCAGACTGATCACCTCTTAGAGCACGCATTGCGAAGATAAGTCCAGTAGGACCAGTCATTGGTTGAACACCACAGATGTCATATGCCATCAACTTAGGCATAGAACGGCGGATGAGTGAAATTAGAACAGGGTCGAAACCTGCAACAGGACCACCAGCAGCTGCACCACCAGTGAAACCACCGTCACCAGCAGCGGTAGGTGCTTCAGTAAGCATACCACGCTCTTCGCGGAGGAAACGCTCTTGGTTCTCAAGGAGAACAGCTGTTACAGCACGACGATGGGGATCTTTAATCGATTCTAGAGCAGAAGAGTTAAGGACTGGAGCCCACTTCTCCTGAAGGGATTCTGATTTATACATTGGAATAATTCTCCTAGTTGTTTGTTATGTTAGGAATCTGTTAATATTTATAGAAGATGTCACTTAGACCATCTTTCAATCGCAGCTGCGTATGCAGCCATGGATGATGAGGTAGACTCAGAGATGACTTGTGTCTTCTCTACAAGATCTTCGGAAGAAGTTGCTTGTGTCTTAGGGAAATAATTTTCCTTGATTGTTTCGATTTTTTCACGATAAGATTCTTCACTAACGAACTCAACACCTTCTGCTAGAGAGGCAAGCTTTTCTTTTTGTGTTTGAGCAAGACCTTCGGAAATTTCTGCAATGATTCCATTTCTAATATAGGTTCCGACAATCTGATTTAGCTCAACGTTTGTTTCGATTTGCTCGTTGAGATTCTCTTCCATTTTATCTAATCTCTCAGCCATTTCGCCAAGAATATCATACTTATCTTCAGGGATGTCAACATAATGTTGTTCGAAGAGACCCTTGAGACCAAGGATAAACTCTTCTGCCAACTCACTACGTAGACCAGAGTCGATAGCGAGTTGATTCTCAGCTACCCACTTCTCTGATACGTAATCGAGATGGGCATCAACTTTGACTTCTAGAGATTCTTTAATCTCTTCAATTTTTTCGTTTAGTTTCTCTTCGTAAACTTTCTCAAGTTTCTCGATTTCTTCAACTACTTTTGCTTTTACTGCAGCTTCAAAAATTGTCGCCGCTTTAAATTTAAATTCTTCGGAAAACTCTTCTCCGTGTAGAAGTGCTTCAACGTCCGATGATACATCGATGGACATTTCTGCATCTTCTTTGACACCACCTTGACCAGGTGTTGCACCTGCAAGAGTTTCCATTGATTCTGGAGCAGAAGCACCAGCATTTACTTTGCTAGAACCTTTCTTTGCTTTTGCGGAAGCAGCCTTACCAGGAGTTGGTTCTGTGTTTGGTGAAGGCTTTGTTAGTGGACCACCTAGATCTTCTGCGGAACCAGATTGACCTGGAGTTCCACCTTCTAATTTTGGCATCGATTCGGCAGCAGCTGCTTTCGCAGTAACCTGCTGCTCTTCTAATTCAATATTTTTATCGGACATGGGATTCCCTCTAAAGAAAATGGTATTTTCTACAAATATTTATTAAAGTTGAATATTACGTAGAAGAGTATTAAAAGCTTTTAATTGTCTCTCTACTAATTCATTTTGCGGAGAATTGTAAATGTATGATTTAGCCTGGGCGAGTTGTGACTCTTGCCAAACCCCATTAGACCAAATCCACTCCACACCCTCCATAATTCCCTCAACGAAAGCGTCGGGAGCAGAAGGATCTGCCACAATATCTGCAGCAGTAGAAAGCATAAAATCGTCTTTGACAACATTCATGTCGCCCTTTCTTTCAATAGAACCCAGTCCTCTTGAAGATACTCCGAGTTTTACACCCTCATCAAGTAGATTCTTTGCGATTCTACCCATTGGTGTTTCAAGAATTTTTGCTTTACCGATGAAGTTTTTACCTTCTGATCTTAGTGAAACAATTTTATGAGAAACGCGATCGAGATTAATAGTTGGACCATCTGGATGACCCAACTCACCAAGAGCTCTACCTCTCTGAATATAGTTTTCGTTATACTTACCAACCTCGCGGCTCAAAGTATCAAAAGGATACAACCTACCATTGCGATTTTTGATATCGGATTGTAGGAATACACCCTCGATGAAGTGTGACTTCTTACCGTTTTCGGAGTCTTCGGTAATAAACTTAACGTCTATAATTTCTTCTGAGATAAGTTTCATTGTTCTTGAGTCTCCTCTGGTTCCTCTAATTGATCTTCTTGTGAATCATCTATTTCATTTTCTGGATCAAAAAAATGTTTTGCAATTTCTATTTTACGTACTTTAAGTTCCTCGGAACTTTTTCCATATAGTTCATCATAAATTTTTTCGTTGGCGTTTACATGATCTTTATTCAAAATCGCGTCAACAATTTCTCTTGATGTAGTAGTCATA